AGGATATTCATAATAATGTTCTTTATCATTTACTTACTCGGATTTGTTGATACAAATTTAGCCTTACCACGACGGGTTGAGCCATACTTTCTCTTACGTGTTACCGCACTTCGTTTTTGTTTACTAGTCATACGAGCGGCTCTTGCAGCCGGTACACATTTTGGATAAGCACGTTTACCACCTTTTCTCGATTTAGAACCAGCGGATGCACCACATGGAGGATGCCCACCTGATTTTGTTTTTCGAGAAATATCTCTCCATTTTTCTTTGAACCACTTACGAAGACCACCCGAAGGTTTCTTTCCTTCCATAAGGTAGCCTTTCACGTATTCGCGAATAACTAAACGGGTAATATGTTCTTGACATGGTGTCATAGTAATAAATATGTTATACCAACTTTTTAAACTCATTTAGAGGTTTGAATTTTATCACACCGACCCGTTTGGATAGTTTAACATCATAACCTATTTGAAGTAAATCATTCTGAACATTATCGACCAATGTTAATCTAACCGTGTTTAGTTCTTTTGGTATAGTACCATTATACCACTTTTTAACGTAAAAATCAAGTCCTTCGTTAATAGTTCTTCCAACCGCGTATAAAAATGGTTCTTTCATCAAATCCAATCCTCTTAACTTTGGTGAAGTTATGAGATTACCGTAAACTGAGTTTTTACTTTCAATCACGTCAGGATAAGAATAACTTGGTGATTCACTTATAACTATCGGTAGATTTGCCATAGAACCGCCCAATCTACTATCGTATGCACTGTTTCTCAACTGTGAAAATACAGCAAACTGCCATTCTCTCTCACCACTTTGTAAATCGTAAAACGATTCGTGTAATTGTACCGTCAATTCCAACAAAGCAGGTTTTTTATTCGTATCGTCAAACACAAGATTAAACTTATTGTTTGTTGCAAAGACAGTTCTTGTTTGGTCTATAAAGAAATTAGATATGGTTATATTTGTAGATGTACCACCGCCAGTTCCTCCACCAGTCGCACCACCACCACCAGTACCGCCTCCAGTTCCTCCACCAGTCGCACCACCACCAGTACCGCCTCCAGTTCCTCCACCAGTTGAACCGCCGCCGGTTCCTCCACCAGTTCCACTTCCAGTTCCACCTCCACCAGTTCCAGCTGATTTATTTACTGTTCCAGGTTCTTTATCGTTAGGTATTCCGTCACCATCTTTATCAGAATCCTGTGAGTTTGGTATTCCATCACCATCTATATCATCATCAAGATAATCTGGCGTACCGTCTTTATCGGTATCTTGCTTCTTCATAAAGTCAGGTACACTAATAGAAACACTTGGTAAACTAAGTAAGGTTGCCCACGGTAAAACGAGTGGTACTGGTGAAGGAGAACCAGGTGGGTAAAATAGACCGCTGTAAATACCAGCAACACTTAAAAGATGTTTAACTAACGTATTCGAAAATGCGGATAGTGACGCCTCCATGTCTGTATTCTTAAACACTTTTTTAAGGTCTGAATCAAGTGGTTTAAGTAATCCTGGAAAAAGAACTTTGACACCTGTTGTTGGTGCAATCATCGGAGGCATAGCTGGCATTGGTGTAAATGTTGAATTCATCCAATAGAAACAAAAGCCCGTTGCCATAAGTGTAAACCCCGGTTCTACGGAATCTTGACTTATCGATTTCAAGTAAAAGTTTGTTTTTAGACCAAGAGAAAGGAATTTTTTAAGGGTATCTTTATCACCCTTTATTAACTTTGCACCGAAAAAAGGTGCGGTATCTCCCATATTAGACAACTCATATGCCATAGCAATTTTATCTGCGGCATCGTCTAAATCGGAAACACCCCACGACCTCCAAAAAGGACGCAGGGTGGATTTGAATAGTTCTGTGTTCATAATTACGTCTTATCGATGGAGCCCTTACCAGATGAAGGCCATCCGAATCTACAAGACCAGTAACGGGCTTTATGACGCGGCCCAGGAGAATGACAACGGTGTCTTGCTCTGAATGATTTTCTACGTTGAGCATTAGACTTCTTTATCTTCATCGTCTTTGAACCACCTGAACCTTTATGACCGAAGTTCACCTTTACGACGTTACCGTTTGGTTTCTTTACATATACCGAGAATTTCTTTGGTCCACCGGGTGTTCTGAATGGTTTACCGAGAGAAACTTTACGTCCACGGTATTCTGCTTCACCTAAAAGGGTAGAGCCAGATTCTTGTAAACCAAAGTGTAATTCAGATATTTGACCACATTCGCTTGTGGTGTAACCTTCAAGTACATACTCTGGGTTTTCTATGGTGACAGATTCGTTACGATAACCACCACCGGCAGCTTTATACGCTTTAACAAGAGCGGCCGAGGCATACGCACTCGGCCACACCTTGAACTTTTTCTTTATCCGTGATTTTACTCGATTATACAATTCCTTGTTTGTAGGAGTAGCACTTTCAATAACAATAGATTCCATTACATTACCTTATCTGTGATAGATGATACATTTACATCGGTTGGAGTAGAACCACCCTTACGTGTGAACTTCTCGGCAGTAGCAACACCAAGACCGACGATGATAATATACATAAGACCTTCAAAAATAAACTCTGTTATTTGAAAGCCCCAAAAAAGATTTGCGGCCCATGTTACTAACATGGCACCAACACATAAAAACGTAACAACTCTTTTTGATGAGACTGAACCATCAACATCTGAAATCATTGATGATAGACCCGACTTTAGTTGTTCAATCACTTTCGTTCTCCAATTTCTGAATAAAATCTTCACGAAACCGTTGAAACTCATCTTCAATCTTCTGCAAGATTTGTTCCTTTGTTATACCCGAACTCCATTTTTCAGAGTCACCGAAACTATTTGCAAACTCAACTTTCGATAGTTCTTCCGCGATTAAATTCTTATCCTTTTCAGCTTCTTTTAACCACGCAAGAGCATTTTGTTTTACCTTTTCCTTTTCATATTCTTCCCATTTTCCTTCCAACCGAATCTTATGTTCCATTTCAATTACACAGTCAAAACACATACCATGTATTGTTTTCATCTTTTCGTCTATACGTTTTGGCATCGTACAAGTACAAACTTCTTTTTGGCAGTTTGGAAAAGAGTTTAAATACTGATGCAACTCTTGTTGCCATTCTTTACCTAACTTAATAGAGTACCCTTCTTTTTGCTCCCACTCATTTCCATCATCGTCCTTCCATTTATCACCGATTTTCCGTGTGATGTGTTCTTTCACTTCACCTTCAAATCCAGTTTGAATCTTGTTTTGAGATTCGTGGGTGCCTTTTAATAAGTTTTCAACGTCCTTTATACTATCAATTTTTATCATATACCACCGAAATTAAATGAAACCATTTCCTATAAATATATCACTTAAACTTGAAATACCCAAGTAATTGATTAACAGGAGCAAATGTTCCTGTTAATTTATATGTTTTACCACCATAGTTAAATACAATACCTTCTAGTGGGACGATTGAATCAATACCACCAGCGGCTTCTATTCTACTTAACTGAGTTTTAAGTACCTTTAAATCTTGAATATCATTAGAAGTAGAAAGTGTTTGAATTGCTTGTTTAACATCTGATTTAATCTTGTTCGTTGTTGAATCTGGATTTAAAGCCATTACATCACTTACGTTTTTAAGAACTTCAGCACCAAATTTCAGAACAATATTTTCAAACGGTGTGATATTCTTTTTTAATTGGTCTTTCAAAGTAGTCGATTCTACTTCTTTTGCCCATTCTAACAAACCAGCGCCCGGTAATGTTCTACTATTGAGTGGGAATGATTTATCGTAGAATGCCCATCGTTTAACAAGTCCCTTAAAACTATCTGGTTCAATACGGAGTCCTTTGTTTTCTAATTGGTCTGTGATAAACTTTTCCCACCAACGTTGGTGCCATACCGCAAGTGTATCATCATCCTTACATCCCATTTGATTTTGAAGACCAGTTAGTTCCGAGACAAGTGATTCCAACTTTTGTTTATATCCCTTTGACTTACCGATGGTGATTGCCTTTGGTTTTTGAATACTGAATGTTTTCTGTGTTTGAGCATTAACTTGTTTAATCATGCCAGCAAGTATTTGTGCATATTGTGGGTAGTCTTTTGTTTTCTCACCTTCACTGTTATAAGCAGCACTACCGTGGAAAACAATATAAGCACCATCATAGTTTATGACGTTTGCACTTTTTGGGTACATAACTTCGAGATTCATCCAAACAGTTCCATTCTTAAAAATCATTAACTGTTGTTTATCCGATAAGTTTTGTATTGCACGTTGCAAGTCTGTGAAAGCATATGTAAATGCTTCTTCGATTTCACCACGACCTTCAAACTTTTTGGCGATAGTTTTGTAATCCATACCACCATTTTTTATGTCACCCTTGTTTCTTGCGGCATAAAGTTTACCCTTCTTAAAGGTAACAAACAGATTTTGTCCATCTAATTTTTCTGTTGGTGCACCAACTGTTGTTATCTTACCCGATAAGCCAAGTTTGAACATTTTTTTGAGGTCACCGAATGTAAGACCCATATCATCGAATGGATGTTGCATGTGACCCGCAGCACCCCCTTCTTTTAGTACACCTTCAAATACCTTATCCCAAAATTCTCTCTTTACGATTGGAAGAGATTTTGATTCAGTTCCTTCTGGTAACAAATTGATCTTGAATTTCTTTGCAACGTCAATGATTATCGGTATCAATAACATCGTACCAGGAATTGGTATAGCGGCTATTGCACCGAGTCCACTCAATTTAAGAAGGTCTTTCATTTGATTTCGGAACATTGATTTTTCTTGGTCTGTAAGATTCCTTGTCTTTATGTACTTCTGTATAATAGGAAGAAGGTCTTTTGTGTCACCATATTCTTTTTTAAGGATATTGAAGAATACAATTCCTTGTTCTTCTGACATATTCAGTAGAACTCGTAGCCAATCATTCACATCTTCTTTTATGTTACCACGGTTAGAATTCATCTTTTCCATGACCATATTAAACACATCAGCATCAAACCACCCCATTATAGACTTAAACCGTTGTTTTAGTTCTGATAGTTTTGCGTTTCTATCACCGAGGGCTTTTCGTATGTTTGTGCCAGACATCTCACCGAAGCTCGGTATGTTATATGAGATATGTGGTGCGTAAACATAATACGCATAGGGGTTCTCTAAATCCTTATACGGTATAGATGTTGTTTTATTGTACTTCATCAGTCTCTTATATCCACGCAATCTACCAGCGTCCTTTTCACCAATCATATACACAATAACTGTTGAATTTGGGTCATACTTTTGGAGAAGTTCTTTTGGATTGTATGGATTTTTTATCTGAACTACGTTCTTTATACCGTGCTTGTTTATTATCTTTTTCTTTTCCTTGAAGTTAAACGGTGAACGGTCTGGTTCTGTTTTATCGGATGTAACAATAAACGTATTTTTTTCACCGAACTGACTAGCCAACCAATCGTAAGCAGCTTTGTGATGCCGACCCATCGGTTGAAAACGGCCCGGATAAATAGCAATGATGTTCTTACCATCGGTATCTTGCTCCGTAAAAATTTGAAGTCTTAATTCTTTCAATATACTTTCAACGAGTTTATTCATTTACTACTCCATTATCAACAGGTGGTGTTATTAATCTGTATGTTGGGTCGTCCATAGATGGTTTTTCGGGCCATATCACCATATCAGGTGATTCATAATTTGTTATGTCACGTAATGCCTGACGGTATGTTGACCATTCTAATTTCTTTTCATCTGACATCGGTACGTCTGCAAGTTGTGTCCAATCACATTCTTGTAGATAAATTGCTCGTTGGGCACGAATATTAATCCATTTTTGATTGATTAAATCTTGGATTTCCGATTCTGTTTTTGTTGCAACAGTTTGATACTCAACTACTTCGGTTTCTTCTATTACAAAGTAAGAACCTGTAATTTTATCGTTTTCACCTAAAGTTGCCTCAACGAAACGATGGGGATACCAACCATAAGATTTAAGAGTATCATTGTCCAATACGTTAAAGTTGGAAATATTCTTCCAATTTA